CTATATCATCAACAGAGAAACTTTGAGGCTCATAAATCTCCTCTTTTCTTGCAATTTCAGCTTCACCAGCCATGGGTTAACTCCTTTTAAAGATTCTGTCAAGAAGGCGTCTGAAGCGTGAGGTGTAATGTTTGTCAACAACCTCCACATCCTCAGGCTTTGCAGCCATCTGACGCTCGTAGTCAAAGGTAATGTTCCGAAGTTGGTCTATACGACCTTTAAGTTCTACAAATTTAATAAAGGACTCAGGCTTTGAACCATCAAGGAAGAAGATTTGTTGAAAGCTATTGAGCATCTCATCCTCAATAAGGTCCAAATAAACCTGCCATCCTGGGTGGCGGAGGAGTTCTGTGAATTCCTCAAGCCGCTCTTGGTTAAGTTCCACTCTCTGTCTCCTCTGACGGATTGAATCTCGCCTCCCCAGCTTGAGCACCAAGTTGGGATATAAAGGTTTTCGCATTTTCTGCGGTGAAGCCCTGGGAGACAGCTTGCTTTGCCATATCCTCAGGGATGCCCATCTCTACCATCTTTTTCATTTCAGCCTGTTGCATCATCCATTGCTGGACGAGTTGAGCCAGTTCGGGGTTGATGTACTCCTGAGGCTCTTTGCCATAGGAGTGGAGGAGGTCTTTGATTACTTGCATGGGGTTAAGAATGTCCATAAAAGGTTGCATAGTAGCGACAAGAGATTCTGTTTCTTGACGATCTACAAAGCGGTTAGAAGTAATATCAGAGCCTACGAGCTCAAAGAGGTATTCATCAGTGGAGGAGTACTTTAGAATAGGCGCTCCAGAGACCTTCACTTGATCCTCGAGGCTCATGTTAGAGACACAGAGGTCATGGATATCCTTGAAGAGTTCAACAAACTCCAAGTGAGTCAACCCACCACGGTATTCAAACTTAATTTTCCCCTCTTGAAGAATGGCAAGAGTGCCAGTGGCAGTAGACCCCTTCTTCCCAGCAACTTGGGACTCTCTACCTTGCATATAATCGGTGACATTGAGAGTGCGCTCGAAGAAGGAGATGAATTGCATGATGAGGGGAATGAATTGAGTGGGTTGAAACATAGAGAGGTTGGGGAAATTGATCGCCTCAGGGTTATCGAGTTCGATGAGATTACCAGGATAGACCTCTACTTTATTCCGACGGAGTCCACTCATTCCTCTCTTAATAAAGCCCCATGGGGTCATGGTGATATCAGCCGAGTTGACACACCGATTCCACATGGCGTCTACGCCGAGTTGAATACCACAGATGAGAGTGTACAGAGGATACCCCCATGATATCCCACGACGCTTGAGGAACCTCATCCTCCGAATTGGCTTCTTATTCTCATCCACTACTTCAAGCTGTTCACGTACACGAAATACCTTAAAAGTAGTGCGCTCAACAAGGACAATAAGATTTTCATCTTCTTGATCGTCTCCGAAGAAGTCGTATTTTATGTAAGCCTCGAGGAACTCGATGGGCTTTTGGCGCTCGTTGTAAGATTGAAAATAGTCTTGAACGCCTTCGGTTTGCTGCTGTGTGGTCTTTAAGGTCTCAGTGGCGACATAGCGAGAGAGGTTCTCAGGAAGAACCCATCCCTCTTCTGTTTGAGCCCTCTGTTCAACCTCTCCTATGGTGAGATTCCCTATGTATCTAATAACCGGAGCAGACTCCCAATCTTCATCATTGACGTCGTCAGCCATCCAGACGTATTCCACAGGAACCATTTGGATGTCTGGGCCGTTGGTGGTGAGCTCTTGGATTTCCTTGGAGTAGCCATTGGGAGAAAGAGGATTTGGGACCATGCGACGAATCTTTTTGGTCTCAGTTTTCCAGCCAAGGACGAGGAAAACGGTGCCATCTATAAGCTTCTCATGGATGAGGTCAGGGACGAGAGCCTTAACCTTTACCTTATGCTCAAGGATGAAGTTGTCGAAGAGGTCTATTTGATGAGCTTCGTCGTCGTTGGAGGCGCCAAGAAGACGTTTGGCTTTTATATAAGGCTCTTTGCCTATGACAGCAGCAACAAGACGAGGTTCTACTTCGTCGACACCCATGGTGGTGAGAGGAGCAATCATATTGGAGGCATTGGGCCATGGAAAGTCAGTGGCCTCGGTCTCTTGATAATAAGCCCTTCGGCTCTCTTTAATAGTAGCAAGCATCTTGGCCCGGACAGGAGAGCCATCGAACTCCTCATAGAGAGAACGGATATAAAGGGAGAGCTTATTGAGCTTATCCTCAAGGTCTCGTTGGATCTCAGCTTCGAGTTGAGCCTCCATGTCAGGATCGAGCATGGGAGGCATAGGGGGTTCAAGCTCTGAGCCAAAGATATTTCCTACTGGAGATACTAAGTCTGCCATTTATTACCTTCCTTGTAACAAGCGCTTGAAGATTTCAAGATTAACTGCATCTGGATCCTTTCCTGTCATTTGCATATAGTCATTCTTCCAAGTGGAGGGATGATCTTTGTTCTTCAACTGTCCACCTCCCGGCAACGCAGAGGTCCAATGTTGCAAGCCAGGATCATATGGTGTATCTTGAGGTCTGATATTATTTATCCAAGCTCTACGTGTGTTGTAATCCTTTGAGTCTAAATTAGGTTCCTCTCCATAACGTTCTTTAAACTGAGTAAACCATGGAGTCTCTTTAACCTCTGTTTGAAACTGAGACTCCAAAGCGGGAGGAAAAGACAACTCTCCCCAATATGGTTGGTCTTTGTGACGTGCTGCAAGTGCTATAAGCTCATCCCAAACTGCCACTTTTATTCCCTCTCATACTTCCGCCCTGTAGGGCCTCCGGTTTGTTTCATTTGTTTGGTTTTAACATGGCCAGCGACCGATGGCCCACCTCCTTTAGGTATTCAGAGGTGCATATATTTACCTTTGCCAAGAGACTTGGTGCGGATTTTACCACCAGAGGCTTGGCATTTGGTGAAGGCTTGAGGCACTTTAGTAAACTCCTTTAAGAATCGTTAAGAGCTCTTCTATTGCTTTTTGTTGGTTAGGAACCAAACCCTTTCTAAGATCGCTTCCAAAGTCTGCTCCAAGGTAGCCAGACTTGAGATAGACATCTTTAAGGTCTGAAGGATAGTCTTTATACTCTTGCCAATATGGAGCAAAGACTTCTTTGTTGTATTTGTTCATCGCTGTATGGCTTCCACCCTCTGCAAAGCCCTCAACTGCAAGGCGAGATGGATTGTCATACATTGCATAGTTGGGCTCTTGGAATCCTCCCCATGCTCTAAGATTTCTTGCGCCTCCTGTAACAGCATGACCTGCTGGGCCTTCATGGAAATAAGCAACTGGAGGTGAAGAGAGTACCTTTTCCAATTTATGACCAACATAATTTGAAGGGTCTGTTAGTTGAATGGCACCAGGTGTTGATCCTAATAAGAAGCTTGGTAGCTTTGTACTCTCTGGAGGTGAATAGAATCCATCTGAATTCCCATAAAACAAATCTGCCTTCCTTACAGATGGATAGGCGTTTGTTGCACGTTCTAAGACCTCTAAGTCTTGTTTGGAGAGATTAGCAAAGTGTGATGGGCTTAGAGTTTTGAGGAATGGTTTTGTATTCCTCCATAACATCCCCACAGGCATCCCATAATCAGCTCCAGTCTCCTGCACTGCCTGAGCACCTTGGGCCACAGCCTTTCCCACTTGGCTCTCACTCACCCACGAGGCAAAGTCCTTAGCTTGCTTATTCAAGGGAGCTACTGTCTCAGGAGAGAGCATGGAAGTAGCCTGTAAGAAGTCCATGCCTTTGTCCTTGAGATATCCAAGACCCTTCTTGAACTCCTCCATAGAGGGTTCTTGGGAGAGGGTCTCTGATATGTAGTCCCATGGGGTCATAAGTTAGCTCTCTAAAGTGTTCAGAATATGAACACTTTTTGTTTTAAACGTTTGCAAACCTACTCTTGGCCTTCAACTGACTCCAATTCCCAAGATTCACCACATTGTCAAACTCTTCATCCTCGTCAAGAGGAAAGCCCATGGGAGCATAGCACTCACACTTTTCATCCCTAATTCGACTTGCGGCGTCTAAACAGTCGTCGTGAGAGGCATAGGGGAATAGTAAATACTCCTCATCACGAAACTCTTTGATAAGGTCTCGACCATCTGTTTCGGAAGGGAGTACTTCTGGCAGATAGACCTTACCCTCTTCGAATAGAGGGATGAGCTTCCTAATACGGTCTTCCTTTTTAAGAGTGCCTCCCATGGGCTCAATGGAGAAATAAATACCATCCGAGCGCATTTTAGATTCAAAGTGCTGGATGTCAGCTTGCATACCATATTGCTCGTAGTAGACCTTGATGATATGGGGATATTTCATCATAAGGCGCTTTAAGGCTCGCCACCTTTCAAAGAGGTTCATCCGTTCTCGAATGAGGTCAATGAGGAAAAAGTTCCCAAGCGGGTCCAAGCCCCATAGCCACATGACAGTGTAGTCAGAGCCTGATTTCTTGGCATTGGCAGGGTCTACAAAGAGGTAATAGTTCATAGCTTGATTGGGGAGTTGACGATAGTGCCTCAACCACCCTCTTTTAAACTCCTGTGCCTCTTCGGCAACAGGGTCTAAGAGCATCTGGCAGTTATAGATATAGGTGTTACCATCACACACCACCTTCTTAAACTCATCCAATTCCTTCTGCGTCAGAAAAACACTGATTCCATTCTCTACCCCTTTTCTCACTCGGACTTCCCATGCCCCTGAGGAGATCATTTTAGCATATTGATCTGCAAAGTGGTAGCGTGTGCCCACGGCCCATACTATCCCACCTCTTGCACCCAGGAACTGAGAGAGTTTAAAAGCTTCATCAGTCTTTTTGATCTGTTCGGGGGTGGTTACTGAGTCCTTGGTGACGACGTCATCATAGTCCCGAATGGTGTAATGGCGAGAGGTTGGCATACCATCCACCAAGCCCCATGCTTCAATAGAGGACTCATTGTAGACACCCTTTCTTTTGATGATGATCCCATCGTCAAGGCTCCACTTTGGAGACTGGTTCTTAGGATCAGAGTAAAGAACATCGGGAAATAAGAGCTTTAAGAGCTCATTGGTTTCAAAGGTGAGCTTGATGCGGTGCAGAAAGGCCTTGGCTATGCCTCGAGTATGGGAGAAGATGCAAATTCGTTCCTCGGGGTTGAGGAGAAGCTTTTGTATGATAAGACCGTAGGTGCAAATGGTGGACTTGAAATGTTCACGAGACCAGAGATCGAGGGTTCTGTCATGAGAGTCTTCGACCTCTCGTATCCGAGAGACGATCCATGGGTGGTTGACAGCCTCGACACCGAGGACAAAGTAGAGAAGGAAGAAAAGATCAGTCTGAGCAAGGCGACGAGCTTCTGTGGCTATCTGTTGGGGTTGGTTATAAAGAGACCACACCATAAACTGATTACAGATGGAGGTGTAGTCGTTCTTATATAGAGCCTCAGGATGGGAGGTGAAGGAGAGAGAAAACTTCATATCTTAGTCCTATGAGGGAGAGAATACTCTGCCATTCACCTCAATGTACCCGAGGCTGTTCAATCCACTTCCTTCGCCACCGGGAACATTCCTATAAGAGCCATGGCACTTATCGAATGGTCAATTTTGACATCCCTCGAGTTATCAAGCGTGGAAATCACCTTTGCCACCCTCTCCAATCCCATGGCCGCAGCTTCCATTTCCACATCAATCTGCTCCGCTCCATCCAACACCCTATGAAGCAACTGTTCCCTTCTCTGCTTAACTCCCTTCTGCACCACCTGGATAGCCCCACTCGGACTCCCACACGCAGCCAGGAACTCGTCCTCAGTCTGGACGATTATACACTTTTGAGCCTCCCGAGCCTCTTGCTCCTCAGTTTCCATGGGCCTAAATCTCCCCTCTCCTTAATAATAATCTATAAAACCCCAATCCCAAAACATCTCTCTGTTCAAAAAGTCCAAACACTTTCTCTACCACTCTCTTACTGTTCAGAAAATCTAAACGGCAATGAAAATATATTTCGCAAGGTGAAGGAGCCTTTTCCTCACACCGACCCCCCTCTTATCCTGGGGGTCATGGGGTGGGGTCTTAGAGTGCTATGGTTTGTTAGAGTGCTCTTGATTGTAAAGTTTGGTGTGTATGTTATTATGTATCTATTAATAATATGGTATGACATGGGCATCCCATGCTATGAGGGATAGCTTTAGTAGAGTGCTACACCATGACATCATGGGCATGGGACTTAACTTATTAAAATCATTACAATGTTCCAATATTACAAATTATCTCAACGATTATCCCATATAACCCATTGAAATTATTGGATTTAATAAAATATTCCGTTCACAGGGGGTCGGGATTAAACGGCAAACGGTCAACGGCAAACGGTTGTGGGAGATTGTCTATGTTTTTATTATATATTATTTTTATATAGAAAACTCTCCGGCACCCCTTCAAACACCCCCCATTCAACGGGTTATTTTATCATTCATAACAATTTCAATAACTTACAAGTGATAATTACCGAGATAATTTGTAATACACGGATATGGGAGTAATTTCAATAGGTTAGTAGGTTAGAAGAGAGAAAAAACAAAGAAAATAGAATTTTCAAGCAAGGTCCCTCTGGATTTGCTCCCATAATTCCTCTGATTCTACCACAATGGTCTGCCATCGTTCGGAGATATTGAGTTTTTTGCCTCTTTTCTCTTTTTCGATTTTGGGTTTGGTTTTGGTGGAATAGAAGTATGCCGTTCGGCAGCTTTGGGAGCAATAGATTTGATTTGGACGAGTTTGGAGGAATGAGGCATGGCATTGGGGACAAGTGAGATTTAGTAGTTTAATTGATAACTTAACTAAATCCTCCGGGGTTGGGTTGGGGTTGATGCGGAAAGCCCTCTGGCAACGGAGGGAACAGAACCGAGCGCGCTTGTGGCGCGGAACAAATTCTTTTTTACAATAAGCACAAGGTAACATTTTATTTTTTCCTTTTATAGTGGGATAGATTTAGTATAACCCGTTGAAAAAGATTTGTCAACGGCAAACGGCAATGGGTCAAAAGCCCATCTAAGCCCCCTGGCCTATCAGCCCATAGGCAAGGCCGCCCCTTGCCACCAGAACCCCATGACGACCCGCCAGAACGCCAAATCCGGCCCCTTTCAGGACAAGAAAAACCCAATAAAAAGGGCCGCATGGTTAGCGGCCCAGGAATAGTGTTTAGATTAGATGAACGGCTCATATAGCCTTTAACACCCTGGCCGTTTGATAGAGTTCATCTCGAATAGCTCTCAGCTTAGGGATAGCAACCTTGTCATAATCCCTCTTGGCAATCTTGCCGTTGAGTAGTAAGGTTTTATGGTACTCGGTTTCACTATGGTATGTTTCCCATAGGTAGGCAAAATGTCTTGAGATTAGCTCTTTATCAGAGTGTGGTAATTGAGAAATGGTCTTTTGGAGCCTTTTGGCTGATAGCATTTTCCTTTTCTCCCATGAAAAAGGGGAGAGTGCTATCAAAGCCACTCTCCCGGAGTTAACTACACCTGAGCCAGTAAATCCTTTGCGCTCTGTTCAGTACTGGCGCACATATTGGTGATCTTCTCCGCCGTGATTTCATGGCTGGGATTCTTGATAAGATACGCTTTCAAAACCCGGTCCACGTCGCCCTTGGCAAGCTTGAACAAGGTCTGGATAAGAGCCTTGTCCACAGTCTTACCAGCCGGGGCAGCAGCACCAAGAGGCTTGACATCATAGAGCTTGCAGTATTCCCGGATTTTCTCACCGCGGAATTTGTTGGTGAGTTTAATGTCCCCCTTAGAATCCTCCGGGACTACAAACCGAAACGAAATGGCCTCAAAATTGGCGTCCGTTTCCATGTTGGGTTTATACTGCTCCACCTTGAAGCTTACATAATCACCTTTGGCCATAAAATATTTTCCCCTTTTTAGAGAAATTGAATTTTGTAAATCTGATATATAACTATGCAGATTCCATGCCATAGGACTATAAAAAGAGGGAGATAATATGCCCATTTTATCTAATGGTTTCAATATCTTACCTTTCAAATTTTTCCAGGCTATTTCCTGGATTGCCCAAAATTGATAAAAAGTACAATTTTCTTGCCTTGCATATTATCATTTTGAGAAAACCCAATAAAATCAACAACTTAACTTTCTCAATTTGATAAATTCCCCAAATTCCCTTTCTCAAAATGATAACCCAAAAACCCAATAAAATCAATAACTTATATCCCTCTGCCATAGCCCTTTGAAATAGGACTATTTTAGAGTAAAATATCTAATGATTTCAATAGGTTAGCGTTTTGGCATGAGAATTGCAATATAATTTATCATTATATACATATTTCCCAGGTTGCCCAAATTACCGGGCCTGGGATTAAGTGTTAATAAAATAATAACACTTTAATAAGGTTGGAAATAAAATGGAGCAACATACCATGACCACCATAAGCAAAAAGGAGCAAAATTCTAAATTCCAACGCATAGGGGTGGTAGACCTCTCTGACTTCCCATATGATATAAGCAAGAGTGCTTTATACAAATGGGCCAAGGCTGGAAAGTATAAAGAGGCCTTTAAGAGAATCGGCGGTTCGGTGTGTGTTAATTTAAGGTTGCTCCATCTTTTGATTGAGGAAGACAATAGAAATTAAAGCTAAAAGGAGGCCTTTAAATGGAACACCAAGAGCTCATAATCTGCGAGTGCATGGAAGAACTTTCCATCACCCAAAAAACAACCTGCCCAAAGTGCAGCCGGATTATCCTAACCTCCAAAGAACTGAAAGAGTTGCAGAGAGAGGTAGATACTCAAATCTGCAACCTCAAGGTTCAATCCCATCAGATAGCTATAGAGCTATCCCTCCGCAACATGAGAAAACCTTCCAGGCCATATCTGGTCGAGAGTGACTTCTACAATGGACTCAGAGGAAAAAGAGGAGAGTTTACTAAAAAGGAAAGATCGAGGCAGGAATTAAGTGCTGAGGCCATGACTCTTTTGGAAATGGTCTAAAGTGTTCATAATCTAAACAGTAAAGGAGGCCTTCTATGAAGCCTGAAATTTACTATGATAAAAAAAATCTCGACCTCGTTTGGCTTCCAAAGCACTCTAAGATAATTGCAGAGGTGGCACAGGAGTTAAAGGAGAAGGGTATTTATTATGCTGAAACTATTAGAGGTAATGGTGTTCCACGGAGTACGGAGTTATGGCCAGGAGGGTCATATGCTCCCTACGTCGCATGGGATTGCCTTAATCCAGAACCACTACTTAACCACCCCAAAATAAAGGAGATTCTCATGCCCACTCGCACCATCCCCTCAAAGGAACAAGTACTAAAAGCCGCCGCCTCTTGCTCTCAAACCAAAGAGGCCTTGAAGATTCTCTTTCCTCAAGATTTTGAAGGTGAGTTTGATTGGGAGAAATTCAAATGTGATCCCTTTACAAGCCTTTTGGTTGACACGGAAAAGCAAAAAATTACTCCAAGCAAACAACTCAAAAGAGCATATGAAGCAAAAGGGACTCCCATACCAGGGGGCCTTTATCCAAATGTAACTTTAAGTATCTTAGCTGACCTATTCACCTTCCTCTCCGATAACGCAGGAGACTAAACCAAATGAAGCTCCCCACAGAACCTCAAGTCCCTAACACATCTCCAACAGCCTACAAATGGCTTATAATGAGTGGGTCGGGTGGTGGCAAAAGCAGCTTCTTGGCTTCTATAGACAATATCCTCATTGCCGACCCTGACAACGGGTGTTTAGCCCTACCAGGATATGTCATCCAAGTACGTAATTGGACCGACTGTAAGGAGCTTCTAAAAGAGCTTCAAAGAGCCGATCTCTCTCTCTACTCTTGGATAGGACTTGACTTACTCAACGTAATTTATGAATTTTGTTATAACCATGAGTGCAAACGGATGGGGGTGGCTTATCCTTCTGACCTCGAGGGCGGAAAAGGTAGAGGCAAAGGCTGGGCTATGATAACCAAGGAGTTTATTGGTTGGATTAGAGACATGGGCAATATTGGATTGCCCATTATAGCAACCTGCCATGTCAATTTCATAGCTCAGGAGGTCAAAAAGCGGGAGTTTAACAAAGCAGTTCCCTCTTTTCCAGGAGGCAGTGCCACAAGTGCATATCAAAAGATAAAGGAGTCTTTTGACATCGTTGGGTATCTCACCTTTGACCTGCCTCCAGCCGCAAGCGATGAAAAGGATATGAGGAAGATCATCGCTCCCAATGCTGAGCTTATTGATTTGGCTCCACATCAAGTGGTTCCTACTACTGAGACAAGAGTGATTCACTTCCAACCGTCTCAGTATTGGGATGCTCAAGATTCCTCGCACCAATTACCTCCGAAGGTAGTGCTTCCAAAGGATTGGAAAGAGGACTGGAGTACTATTCTTAATAGCTGGGGGAAAGAAACCAAGTCGGCTGATTAACCTTTAACTAAGAGCCCATGAGGTTGTGCCAAGGCTCATGGGCTCTAAGGAGGAAAGAGAATGAAAGTACATCTGTTGGACTTAAAGAATCGCACGATTAAAG